TTGTAAGACTGTATTTGTTTGAACTTGGTTGGCTGCTACTTGATTTGATACAGTAGGTGAATTTACATTTGCAGCACTACTTCTAGAAACATTTACAGAATTATTAGAATTATTATTGTTGTTATTTGTTATATTGTTTGATGAACTATAACTTCCTCTTACTACTGTAGAAACTAAATTAGAAACAAGGTTTCTTGTGCTAACTATATTTCTTCTAGTAGCTCCTCTTTCTTCTTGCTCTTCCTCTATTTCCTCTGGCGTTATTTCTTCTATAGCTTCGTCTAATGCCTCTTCCTCTTCCTCTATTGCTTCTTCTTCATTAAAAAATTCTTCTACAACTTCAACAAACTCTTCTTCAGAAATTTCTTCTTCCATAAACACAAGAAAGTCTTCTTCCATTCTTTCCTGCACTTCTTCAAAATGTTGGATAAATTCTTCTTCTTCAATTTCGACTATTTCTAAAAAGTCGATTTCTTCCAAGTCAGGCAATGGATCAAGGAACTCAATATCGTACTCGCTATCAAGATGTATAAATAATGTATCATCTTCTAAGTTTACATCTATGAACGAATCAAAGTCAATATCATCAGTGATAAAAATATCACCATCATTATAATCAAAAGAACCCCTATCCCCAACAACTCCAAGAACAATCGTAGAGGTGTCTGTAAATTCATCCTCTCCCATATTGTATCCATAAAACATTTCATCTTCGTCATAACCAAATATTATATCCTCATCTACTCCGTATAGAAAGTCATCACTTTCAAAACTATTTGTTAAATCATACACATCACATAATTCACTAAAATCTGCATCTATTAAACACTCAGAAGAAAGGTTACTAAAAGACTCATCAATAGCTGTACTTACACTAAAATCATCTGTCTCAATAAAGGTTGTACTATTAGTGTCTTCGTACCGCATATACGTCACGGCTTCGTTGTTACCTTGAATGCCGATGGTCAAATCGTGATTCTGGATACGAAGCTCATCGTAGCGGAAAGCAATTTCATTAGTCGTTTCATACAATATAGCTTGGAAGGTACTTTTTAACCCATTACTGTATTCAGAAACATTGTCCCACATAATAACAAAGTATTGATCTGTATCTGCTGTTTGTCCAAATGTTTGTATGTAGGGAGATTGGTTACCACTAGATCTTCTAATATAATCTGACCAGGCAGGAAAAACAGAATAGTTAAATGAAGTAGCTGGGAGCGTTTCCGATCTGTAATTTCTTACCCTTGGCACTGAAAAATTTGACTGGAAGGTAAAGAACCCGTTCATAGATATATTTACTTGATTAAAAGTCTGATCATAGAAAGTAAAATCAAAACCGATATTTTTAAGGCCTGACATCGAATCGTCGCCAAGGCTTAATCCCGTCCCAGTTCCAGTTATATCAATAATAGGATCAGTACCAATGTTAAATACAGGATCAGTTGCCCATGCAGATGTCGTTAAAAATAATAGTGTGATTAGCCTGAACATATCTTGTGCTTAGGATACTTCTTACAGAAGTCGCCTTTTCTATATGCTTTTATTTCATAACCAGTAAGTTCTTTTTTTACTTCGTTCCAGTCCGGTCTGTCTTCTGGATTTTGTTCCCATGCAACTTTTGCCTCTTCGCCTATCTTACCTTTATACGGGCATGGGCTGCCGGCTTGCATCATCGATCTCCACACGCGAGCATCCTCACAAAGTAAAGCAACGGCTGCTACCTTCATCCCCATGTCATAGAGACCTTTGGAAAGTTTCAAACGTTCGCAGTTTTCGTCCCTTACACTCCTCCCGGTAGATACACCAAAGAACTGTGTTTGGACTGCCGATGAAGCCCCCGAAGTGCATAGGTCCTGGGAATAAGACATGATGGAAGGGGCCACCGCTGACGGAGGCGGACTTTTAACTCTTTGTGTTACTTTTTGTGAGCTTTGGCTTGTAGAATTATTAGTGTTCACATTTTGCGAACTATTGGTATTAGTGTTCACATTTTGGTTATTGGTTGTAACATCAGAACTTGATGAACTAACATTGTTATTGTTGTTAGTATTTGTCGAAACATTTGTTGAATTATTGGTGTTCAAGTTGGTATTTTCTGAAGTTGCGTTGTTAGTTATCAAAGAAGTGTTGTTAACATTTTGCGTCTGATTAATCGTGCTAGTTACAGTCGATGTATTTACATTCGTATTATTTGATGTCGAGGTGTTAGTTTGATTAATTGTCGTATTATTAGTATTCCAATTGGTATTGGTATTGGTGTTTGTTGATTGACTAACATTGGTATTATTATTGTTATTGGTATTGGTATTGTTAGAAGTAACTGTAGAAGTCGTCGTAGTCGTATTTGTTATGTTGCTGTCCTCAGCAATAACAATAGAACTAACGACTATAAGCGATAGTGCAATTACAGATAGGTCGCGCCAAAAGGCTTTTGGTAACATAATAAATCATCTCCGACCTCTCTATCGTAGTTTCTCTCTTTGAACATCTATTCTTTCTTGAGCAATTTTTGTTCTTTCGTCAATGTTTTTTTCTTGCAACTCTAATCTTTCTTGATCTATAGAAATATCAGCATCATCAGATCTTATGTCATGTAATAAACGTTGTTGAAATTCTTGCCCTTTTCGTTCTTGATCCATCTCTTTTAACTCTAGTTCTTTTTGTCTTAATTGAACTAATGGATCTATCTGTAAATCTTGTTCTACAGTTTGAGTAAATAATTCTGTCATTTCAGCAATATCAAGCGCTGCTTCTTCTTCTAGTTTTTGTTGTAAGGCTTGTTGTTGCTCAGGAGGTATTTGACCACCAGATTGTTGCATTAACTGTTGATATTCAGCACTATTTTGTAATTCTGCTGTAGCAATAGCTTGCGCTTTGAATGAGAAATGTTGGTAAATATGAGCTTGTAAAGCAGATGCTACTTGTGGATTAGTGGCAATTGTAGGTGTCGCTAATGCAGCAGTATGTGCTTTTATGTGAGCATCATGGTCCTGTGGAGCAAAAGCCTGCAATTGACCGCCTTGCAATGCCGCAGCATTTTCGAGTGCCGGATCGGTCGGTTGAGGTTGTTGAGGAGGAGGCAGGATCTGCTCCACATTCTTTACGCCTATGGCTTCGTACATTCTACGATACGCTTCCCATAGCCCAGTAGGTCCATGAATTTGAGGATTGGATTGAACTATTTGTAGTTCAGTTTGTGCAATAGCTATACGCTGTGCCAATGAATGAATATTAGGATCGCTAACTGGAAGAATATCAACTCTGTCATCAAAGTCAGTTTGCTTTACTTCCGATTGACCATTATTTACCATGTAAGGATAAGATGGTGGTAAATAGTCTCTAAATAAAACACCTAGTAGTTTAAATTCTACTTTTTGTGCATAATGTAATCTTTTATGGATAGCAGACATAACACGCGTTCCGTGTTCAAGATTTGCTAATGTTGTTCCGACTGGAGCATTCTTATCCATTTGTTGGTAAGGATGATCGGCAATAGCCGCAAAATTTTTACCACTATCTTCTAAAAGTTTTAATAAATTAAACAAAGTTCCTGAAGGCTCTTTGAAAGGGAGAGGGATCAATGAATTTTGCAATGAACCTCCAGGAGCATCTACATCTCTAAATTCTCCCGGCTGTAAAGGAACATCGTCATCGCGAATACGAATACCTCTAGCCTTAAAACCAGCTGGTAAATTTGCTAATGTACCAGCATCAATTAATTGTCGGAGAATAGAAGTTGCTGAACGGGAAACACCACCAATAATATGTGGTAACCCAAAACCATAAAAACCTAATCCAGGTAAAAATTTGTAATGAACAAAATATTGTCTTGGTTTTTTTAAAGGATCGCTTTCAGCATAATTTCTTCTAATAGATAAAACTTTACCATTTACCGCATCAAGGGTAACTATGTAAGGAACTTTAATTCCTGTTATTTCTCCATTATTAGAATCTTCAAAACCTTCTAGATCTAGTAATGTATGAACTTCATATAATTCAAAAACATCATTATCAAATGATGTTCTTTCTATTCCCTCTTGTCTTGCTATTTCTTCCTCAACATCGCTAGTGCTTACATAACCACCGCTTTGTAAATCTACATCTTTATAAACACCAGATAATTGCATCTTACGAACATCATTACCGTTCATACTTAGTTGATGTGTTATCCGTGAAGCCGACACTAAATCAGTAGTGTTGTAAGGAACTATTAATTTTTCTGCATGAACAAAGCGAGCGCATGGCCTTGCCATTGTTGGATCGTAGTAAACTTTTTTAAAAGCTGAACCACTTAATGGAAGATAATAAAGGAGTTGATCCATTTCCGGATCATATTCTTCCATTTCGTAAGTGATTTGATAATTCATAAATTCTTGAACACGATCAGCTTGAGCGTCTACTTCGGGATTAGAATCTCCCATAATCATTGTTCGTACTGGACCGCCAGGCGGTAGTAATTCTTTATAAGCCATAGCTTGAAACTTTGTAGCGCTTTCCGCTAACATAGGATGAATAACATTCGATGCACCCTCAAATGGTTCAGATCTTTCTGAATCTAAAGTTCCAAGTAATTTAATGCCTTTTTCATAAGCCTCTTCCCAACCTTTTCGTGAAGATTTATCTTCTTCTATACCGCCAAGCAAATCATTAGAAATATCTTGAAGTTGATTTTCTTCCATATACTCAGCTAAATTAGCATCAAATGGAACCATATTCATTTCTTCAATAGTTTCTTCTTGACCAAACTCTATACCACCATCTTCAGTTTCAAAAGAACCTGATTCGATAACTTCTAAAAGTTCTGTGGGTACTTGTCCGTTAGAAGGAACTTGCTCTATTTCTAGATTTGTTTCTTCTTCCCCTCCCGGCCCAAAAGGTGTTTCTGTTGAAGCCATTAATTAATCTCCGATTTTCTTACTGCTTCATATCGAACATTTTGCAGTAAAAGTATTGTCGATAAAGCCGACATATTATAATCCTCATGATCCTTACAATCTAAGGGTGATAAACACTTACATTTATCTTTTACATTATTAAAACAAATAACTCTAGATACAACTTCTTCAAGAGTTATTTTATCTTTATCTAAAAAATCTTCAATGTCCATTTCCTAGAATACTCCAGAAAATTTACCACCTCTAGTTGCAGCTCCCATACCTCTCATGGTACTTTTACCACCAGCAGATTTTGGTTGCTTAACTGTTTTTTCTTTTGTGTAGACAGATCCACCTTCAGAAAACTTTCTTCCGGATCCTTTAGTCATATCTTCAATATAACTAGCTCGGTCGTAAGTAAAATCTCTATTAGCAGCTTTTGAATCTCTATCATATTCTCTAGCAATTCTTTCTCTGTCAGCATTAGATACTAATCTTGAACCTTCGTCCAAAAGATCTTCAACAGAACCACCACCAGCATAACCCGTAATCATTGGCTTACCAGTTTTGTCTGCTTCAGCTCTTGCTTTGTCATATCCTTCTTCATCATAAGAAAAATGTTTTTTTCCGACTCTTGGCATTTTATACTCCTTTATTTAATAATAAATGCGTTGTGTTGGAGGAGCGTCCTCATCCATTTCATCTTCAGGATAACGAACAAAACCTCCTTCTCTAAAGCGTAATATAGCCTGAGTTGTTGAATCTACCAAGTCATCATGATCACCATTCGGAAAAGATGCACATTCCTCGACAAGCTCATCAGCCCATTCTGTTTCTGGATGCCAAACAAGACCAGACTCAAACATTGGAGCAGAGGCATTTGCCCTTGCAACTTTGTCTTGTCCTGATCTTCTACCACCTGGAGTAAAGTTAACAACGGGTATTCCCATATTCCTTAGCTCTTGTGTTAAAGGCAAACCAGACGCCTTAGCTTCAATTAACACCATATCAGGATCATAGTCAATATAATGCTCATGTGCTTTGCGTTTTAATGTGGGAAATTCCCATCGCCCTTTCTCACTGTTTAATAATATTATATTAGGACCATCATCTTCTGTAGGATAAAAAACACCCCATGTCGTAATAGCACTATAATCAGCTCTTTCTGATTTTAAAAATGCTGTATCATAAGATTGAATAATATATTCACAATGAGGAGGATCTTCTTTCTCCCAAATTTTCCACCATTCTCTTTTTAATATTGATGCCTCTTCACTGGTTGGTTGTTGTAACCATTGTGCTGTCCACTTGGATACTGGTAATGAAGCTTTAACACCTTCTAATTCATCACGCGTCCAAAATCCGGGCCAAAGAACTTTATCGTCTTCAAAGATAGCCGGGAACTCTATAACTTCCCATTGATCTGCTCCTTTGCGTGACTGCATTTTTAAAACTTCAGCTGTCAAATCTTTAGTTGACCAGCGTGTCATAACAATAACAATAGAGCCACCTGGCTGTAATCTTTGTCGTGGACCAGAAGTATACCATTCATAACATGCTTCAAACGAAGTCGAACTTAATGCGTCTTGCTCAGAATGCGGATCATCAATAACAAGCAAGTCCGCGCCCCGTCCCGTGATCGCGGCTCCAACACCCGCAGCGAAATACTCTCCGCCGTCTACGGTATTCCATCGACCAGCTGCTTGACTCTCTGGAGATATTTTTACTTCAGGAAAAACTTCACGAAATTGGGGACTATGCACTAGGGCTTTACATTTACGACCAAAGCCTGTGGCAAGTTCCGTTGTATGTGTCGCTTGAATAATCTTTAATTTAGGATTGCGTCCCATCATCCATGCCGGGAAATACACACTAGCAAATTCTGATTTCGTGTGTCGGGGTGGCATATTTACAATAAGTCTTTTGGATTTACCTTGAGAAACTTTTTCTAACTGTTTAGCAAAAACTTTATGATGTTCGCCTTCAATAAAATCAGGCCACATATGTTTAACAAAAGGAATAAAGGTATCTTGCTTTTCCCTTCTGTCTTCTAACTGATTAAGTTTCTTTTTAAGTTTCAGAGCGCGGCGAGCTTCCTCGCCAGAAAGCCCCTCCGCTAGTTTGCCCCAATCGGGTTGAGACATCACTCCGTTAACCTTGTATTACGAATACTGCTACTACTAATCCGATCACTAAAATAGGAACTAACCATTTATTATTAAAAGGTTGTTTCTCGGATACATAAGCTTCATTACCAGGAGTAGATGGATCATCACCAATAAATCTTCCTTTAGATGTCCTTGCTCTTTTCTTCGCTGGTGCTTTTTTCGTAGTTTTTTTTGTTTTAGCTTTTGCCATTCATTGCCTCTCTAATTTTGCGCATTCCACGTTGGCCAAACCAAAATGAAATGACGGTTGAAAATAAAATTTTTGTCTCCTCGTCCCAGCTACTTAATATAGCTTGAGATACATCTTCTCCTTCTTGAACCGCGACATAGACAGCCAATCCTTTAATTGTCGCAAATAAAATAAAGAAGAAGTATGTTACTACAGGACGAACGGACGCCTGTAAAGCAGAAATAAAAGAAGATTTATTACTTCGTGCTATTTCCGCTGCATGTTTATAAAGATTTTCGGATTCCGATACATCAGCTTGTGCATCTAATTCTTCAATTTTTAACTTACTAAGAACTTCGGCGTGCTTTGCCTGAGCATCTAATAATTTTAATTGGTGACGATTTTTCTGCCCTTGCTCAAAGAATCCCAAGAGTGTGGGGAGAAAAGAAGTTCCGAAGCCGAGCAAACTGCCGAAAAGTGATAGCATAATTAACTCTAATCAGATTTATTTTTTTCGATTATGAATACCGCTAAACTTCCAGCTATTATTGTTAATAAACCTAAAGCAACATTACCTAAGATTAACATTAATAAACCAATAACTCCGATACCAATACCAGCCCATGTACTAGGTGAAGTGATATCAACTCTGGAAGGAATAGAAAGAATAAAATCTTTCACTACTTTTAATAATTCCATCATACTCTCCTAATTTGTTTGTTTGTCTTTTGTCTTAATATGAATATCTACTTCTTGTGTTTCAGGAATATTTGCTGTTACAGAAATATTACTTGAAGAACAGGAAATGCAAAACATACTTACAACAAAAACGATCATTATATTTTTCATCATTGTCTCCTTAAAATGGCATTCTTATATTACTAACTATACCGCTTATGTAATCTTGTGCGGCAGTTCTGTCAGCTTGATTTGTAAATGGACTGTTAGCAACAGATAAAGCATCACCCATATCCACAACCATATTACCAGTATCAAATGTGGTTGGTGAAACGGCTTCTGTTATATTTGGATTTGGAGGGCTTGAAATATCTTGAATATCTTTTTCAACAACAGGTGAACCACCTAAACCTCCGCCCGTAGCGGTAGAAATATTATCTGTAATAGTATCAGTAAGAGATAAAGTTGTCGGTGTTGGCGGTAATGGACGAATGCTTTCACTTGTGCCACCTCCCATACTAGGGGCATCTGATATGTCTGGAGTTCCATGCATTCGTCGTTCAAAAGGATCACTAATAGGATCAGGAGGTGGTCCCGGATCATAACTTCTCGGATCTCTAGGCATCTCCACTGGAGGACGCTCCGTAACCGGATCAAAAATACTTACTGCCTCTTCAAAACCAATACGTGGTGCAGAATATTCTTGTGTTGGTGTAGTATAATTACCAACTAATGGATTTGTTGGGAGCATGGTTGGTTGAACCTGCTGTACAACACTAATCGCTGTTTGAGGATCAATTCCTATCTCAGAAGCCAAATTCATAATATCCTGTAAGGATGCGAATCCCGTGCTTACATATTGTATAAAATCTCTTAAATCTATATTAGCCATATTTTATCCAAACATTGTTCCCGGCATTGTTACACGATTTGCGTTTGTTTTTCCAGCGTAAAGCCCTCTCTTTCTATCAGAGAGTAATTTATCCTCAAACATGCGTCTTTTATCGCGGGGAATTATCGTCCCGCTGGGTGCTGTGGGTGCTAAGGAAGGATTAGATGACGCTTGGAGGTTTTGTCTCTGCTGTCCAGCGAGAGCTTTACTTAGATTGTTGGCATTTAAATTTGCCGCATTAGCTGTAGTTTGTAATACGCCCATTGCTTGTTGTTGATTATTATTTTGCATATTACCTAAATTCATTCTTGGATCTGTGTTTAAGGTTCCAATACCTTGAGGTTGAGGAGGATTGAAATTATTAACAGCACCGCCCATGTTGTAGCTGCGCACGGCTCCGCCGTGTGCGAGCGCTTGGCGCGGTCCTTCATATTGTTTAAGCATTCTTTCTCTATCTCTATAAGGTTGGTTTTGTCTATCTATATTTTCTTTCTCTTCATCTGTTAATGAATCATACCAATTAGAACCATAATCTTCATTAGGATCAAATTCTTCAAAATAATCAAAGTCCGGCGATTCTCCTTCACCAAAACTTTCAGGACCAAAACCATAATCTGGTTCTTCATCTAAATCTATAGGTGGAATGCCGTACCCTCCAGGCTCGCCCAATGGCGCTATAGGTTCATTCAACATTCTATTTAATTCTTCATCAAGTTTTCTAATTTTTTCTTCTTGAGTTAACACTTCTCCACCTTCATCATATTTATTAAAATAAATATCCGGGACTCTTCTTCGTACACGGCCACCGCCAGCGTATCCCTCAAGAGATTCTATCCCCTCTTCAAATACTTCTTCTTCAACCATAGGTTCTTCTTCATCTTTAGTCATATTGTAATACAAAGCAGCAGTACCAGCTGGTATAGCTCCAAGACCTGTTAACATAGCTTTCATATGAGGATTACTCATAACCATGCGCAGTGCGCTTTGGTTCATGCCTTGCATGGTAGATGCTTTTACTATGTCTGGACGTGTAGCGGCAATTTTTGCTGCTTGTTTGCTAGTAACTTTTATACCTTGTTGTGCAAGCATTCTTACTATTGCTGATATTGCTGCGGGTGCTAATGGAGCTGGCATAAATTTATTATCCTTCCGATTAAGATACTATACAATTCATAAGTAACATTATTTTTTTAGGGGTGGCAAGAACTTTATCCTTTTTCCACCAAAATCTCTAGGGTACCTAGTTTACATACCAGACCGGCTTTTTGTCAAAATTCTGTTATTATTTGACAGAAACACTACTCAGAAGGACTACTAACCCCATCGCCTTCTGAGTAGAATCCCCCCCCGTCCCGTGCCGCTTCCGCATAGAGCATGGCTCTCGCTCGAATAGGGACCCATACAGCCCTACTTGGTTTACAAGGTAAGACAGACCGCATCACAACAACACAACGCTCCTTAGAATCAAGTAAATAAATTAAGTTATTTAGTTTACATATACCACATATTGTAGTAATGTTTAGGAAGAAGTCGGGGACATTTTTTCTCGACTAAATATAAGGACAGAAAATGACTAAAAATAATTACGAAACTTATCGTTTAAATAAACTTCAAAAAGACACGATTGAAGTTTTAAAAGACTATCTTAAAACTAAGCACAGTTATGGCAAGGTTGTCGTTGATACTGAATCAGAAGACAAAACTAGAATTGGCTTACTTTGGACTCCATTGGAGAAAGAAGAAAGACAAGGTTGGTTTCAAGTAGATAAAGACGAAGAAGTTATAAGGATTGTCTTACAAGATTACGGCTTGGATTATCTTCACGGCGATGCGATGTTTAATGAAGATGTCTTTGGCGGTGATAGAGATAATTTTGAAGAAAATTACCTAAGCAAAATAGGTGATAAAATGTATTACTACGAACCACATAACAATGCCGTTTGGCACATTTACTTATAAGGGAGAAGGGTGGAGCTAATAACTCCACCCATTTTTTACAATGACTAAAATAATAGATGAATACAAAGCAGCCATGAGATTTATGGAATGCTATAAGAAAGCAACGCCTAAAGCTATCGAGAATATGGAACATTTAATCAAATACTTTCCTGAACATGACAAGCAGAAGTTTAGAGGAGAGTGGCACAGTTTCATGACACTTAAAACTATTACTAACTTCTATGATAAGGGGGCAAGATAATGGCGAGTAAAGATAAAATTCCATTATCATCCGATATATATATCGAGCTTACGACTGATATTGCCGATTGGATTATGCAAGAAAGATATAAAGGAAATTACAAAAGATATATCTATACGGATGAGTATGACACCATTAACTTTACTGAAAAAGGACAAGACATCTTCAACGAGTTGAACGGTGAAGTTGAAAGTGTTTTAGAAACGCGTGCGGGTATTGTTAATGGAGATAGTTTTGAAAGAGATAGTTTTGAAACATCAAACAAAAGAGATGCTACAAAATTTCAGAAAATTTTATGTGTAATTGTTCTGATATTTGGCATTGCTTGGTTACTATTTTAAAGGGAGGAATTAGAAAAATGAGTGAACATATTTATTATACGATTTTGATTGCTCTTCTTATGACCGCGCTAGGTTTTGAGATAGCTATCTACTTACAATAGTTAGGGGTTATTCCTTATTCCTCTAGCTAGGGGGGGCGGAGAAATCTGCTCCCCTTTTTTTTAACCAAGCATCAAACTCTTCATCAAACATTTTTAATATATCAATTTCATTATCAGATAAATCTTCTGGGTTATCCATAAATTTTTGATAAATCTTAATTCTATCTATATGTAACATTACATTCTCCAATTATGATAAAAACAATTTTTTATCTTCTATATACTTAACGAATGAGATGGAAATTTTGTCGGAATAAAGTCCGCTGCAACATTCAAAAAAAATAAGTCCCTAACCCTAACCCTAACATATTGCATATTGGTGGGCGCGGGCGCCCCGAACCCGAACCCGAACCCCGAACGGATCCCGCCCCGGCTAAGTTATGGCCTCTTTTGTGGATCGCTAACCCTAACCCCAACGCCAACAAGTTTTAGTTCAAGTTTAAACTTAAACCAAAACCCGAACCCGAACGGGCGCGCGGGCGCGCGCTCCTGGACAATACCCGAACCCTAACGCTAAAAAGTTTTAGTTCACAAACTTAAACCCGAACCATGAACCGAAGAACCCGAACCCCATTTATATGGGGACGGCGGGCGGGCTTGCCCGCCCTTAGTTTATTTATAAAAAAACGCGGGTTTTGATTATATAAAATAATATAAGAGATTTTGAAAAAATGCTTATTTTTCAATTAAAGTAAATAATATAAGTTTTTTTGGTTGTTTTCTTGTTTTTGTTCTCAAATTGTTATACTATGGTTTACAAGAAATAAAAAATATAAGGTTTAAAAAATGATTATAAAAGATTATATAAATATTAGTAAAACTTCAAAAATGCCGTGCGGATCATGGAGCTTGCAAGCTATCCAAACTTGTCCAGGCGCAAGAAATGCCAACGGTCAATTGGTTGAATCTTGTGAAGGTTGTTATGCCAATAGACACACTTACAATTTTAAAAATGTAAAGAAAGCACGGGCGGACAATTTGAAAGCATGGAAACGCGAAGAGTTCACCCAAGATATGATTGACTATATAAATTTAAATGAACGGTTTTTCCGTTGGTTTGATAGTGGTGATATTTACCATCCAAAACTTGCGGAAAAAATATATAATATTTGTAAGAATACACCGCATTGCGAACATTGGATACCAACGCGCAGTTATAAATTAAAAAAGATTAAACCTATTCTTGATAAAATGAATAAGTTAAAAAATGTGGTTGTTAGGTTTTCAAGTGATAGTATTACGGGCGGGTTAGATTTAACCAACATTCAAGAAACAGAAACAATAAACGGTTTATATAAATCAACAATTTACGGAACCGCGCAAGAATTACCAAACAATGCGCACCCGTGCAAAGCATATGAAAACGCGGGCAAGTGCGGAGTTTGTCGGAAATGCTGGGACAAATCGGTTGAAAATATCGCGTATAAATTACACTAAAAAAGAGAGGGTGAAAAAATGGAAGAATGGCTAAAAAGTTTAAGTAAAACAGAATTAAAAAAATGGGTGGTTATAATGAATAGCCCGTTAAATATGTTTTTAAACAGTCCCGAAGATGAAAAAAACATATTACTAGCTAAACAAATTTTAAAAATGAAAGGGTGAAAGAATGAAAAATAAATTAAATAAATTATTAAAAAGAAAAAATATATCTTTTGATTGGAGAACGAACCACCAAAAGATTGCCCGAAGACATGGGCTAAAAATAATAATATCAGAACCAGGTCGATTAATTATGAAAGGAAAGGCGAACCAATGAAAACCGAAGAGCAAAAAGAAAAATTAATTAAGGATGATCCATTATATTATGAATCAAAATTAATCTTTACCTTGCAAACTCTTTTACAAGATAACGAAGAAAATACCAAAAAC